AAAGAAGATGGAATGGTTGGAACCGCAACGATAGGTGCATCCAAGAATTTAGAGCCAGACAGATTAAGGGCATATCGTGTTCTAAAGTTTGCAAAGATTGTTATTAAGAAGCCAACACAAGAAAAGTTTTGGTTTGGATGGTTTAGAAGGGCAATCAGAGTATGAATGTAATTGATTCAATAAAAGTAATCAAAGACAAGGCGGAAAATATTGATTTGAATACGTTGCACGACAATCCACAAGTTTATTTTGGCGAACTTGTTGATTTGCTAAACTTAATTAGAGATATGGATCAACCAATGCCAATTAATTTTAACGATTTAAAAAATAAGGTATATGAAGGATGAGTACATACGAAGCAACATATTGCAACACAAATACAGACTTGCAATATATCGTTCCAAACATTAGCGATTATAATTTAAGAAGGGTAATGCCTTCGGATTGGGTAGCCTCTGGAACAACAGATTTATATTATCTCTATTCGGCGGGATATGTCACACAATTATATTATAATGGCGAAGAAATGACATCGGTCACGGATACACCAAACGCAAACAAAGAATTTAATTACAATACAAGCACAGGATTATTGAGTTTCTTTTTGGAAAATTCATCCACTTCACTTTTAAATAGTGCGGTACTTGAAAGTTCACAAGATTGGTATGAAACTAAATTATTAGCAACTCGAAAAGCGAGTGATCTCGTTTCCAATTTGCTTCCTGTACCTATATATCCACGCAAAGGCGTTGGAATGGCAAGTGCTTCGTCTGCTTCCACAGGTTCAGATTGGCCCGAAATCATTGTAAGAAGTACAGCAATCATTGCTTGTGCTGATTTGGTTCGACCTTTTGATAAAGAAAAAGGCGAAGAACTTATGCAAATGGTGATGAATCTTGACGGCACAGGATACTTGGATATGGTTCGCACAGGACAAATCGCATTGTCGCAAGATGAAGGATTAGCAAAACACGGTGGAATATTAAGGGAGGTGTCTATTAATGCGAGTACAACAGGTTCGATTATAGATGTTAAAGGAACTCCAAGCGTTGATTGGGATGTAATAAAAATTATAATAGATACAACAGGCACATTCGCAACAGGTTCGGCTTCTGGCGTGAAGTTTGATTCGTTTGTAAGTGACGACACAGGATTGAAAACGACAAAGATTGCGGATGCGGTCATAATTGATGGATCATTTCAAGATGTAGGACACGGAATGGCGGTTCGATTTAGTCCGGGAGTTTATAATGCAACTTCTGATGAATGGGAATTAGAGGTGTCTGGCGTACTTGATTCACGAACAATGGCAGTTAAATATGCGACTGCGGAAAGAGCCTAATGGCAACAACTTCACAATCACCATTTTTCGCTGAAAATCATAATCTTTGGTCTGCTGAATCTAATCATTGGGATTTTGGTTCAAGCGATGCAGATAGTTATGCAAACGTAGTTTATGAGAATGTGATCGAATCTCTACAAGACATAATAAAAACAGAATTTCACATTCCTGTATTTGAAGAACATAGAGGAAATCAATCGATTGTCATTGATTTTGTTGACGACACATTGCTCGAATATTTTGCATCTGGTCAGACTCGAAATTATGACGTTGATATTATTTATACGCTAATGCGTGGCGGTGGATGGAGAAACACAAAAACACAGCTAACATCTACGGCAGAACATTTAAAAAGATTAATTCACAATAATTCAAACTATTCACCTTCTGGCGTTTATAAATACCACGATGGCAGAGTTGAATCGGTTGCGTATGAGCAAGATGAAGATAATTTGGATATATGGAGAGCAAATGTATCTTTTAATTGCACGGTAACGGAGGTATTTATATGAAGTATAAAATGAATAAAAAAATTCAATCATTCTCGGCTATGGATGATTGGCAAGGTCTTGGTAAAGAAGTCGCTGAAAAATTAGAAAATGGTGAAGCGGTTGAAATCAAGAATCCCCCGAAACATTTAGTTGACGGCGGGTACATCATAAAACAAGAAAAGGGAACTAAATAATGGCAAGTTTAGACAAAACAGTCTATTCCGGTAAACAATTTGAATCTTATGTCTCAATACAATCAGACGCTTTGGGAACAAATGATGTATCCGGAACGCTGTATAAAATAAGAACACCAGAAGTCCAAGATATTGATACTTCTGCCGGTTCGACCTTTGCAGATGCAGTTAGATCGGGACAGCGTGTGCAAAGACCAACAGATCATATTGCAACATACAAGGGCGGAACTTTCACTTGGTCATTTAGTGATTATGCAGTAGAAAATGAAGCGGCTTTACAAATGTTGCTTCAATTAGTGTCTGAAGATGACACTCCTGCCGGGACAGTTGCAATGACAGGAAATCAAGGTACGGTTGCTTACGAAGAAGGTGCGCAAACAGGCGAATATGCGTGTGTTGTAATCTCTAATCCAGATACAGACGAGGACAGATTGATGTTTTCTTCCATATTGGAAGAATTGACATTGGTACTTGATCCAACAGTAAACGGCGGAAGATTGACTGCTTCTGGTCGTTTTTTCTCTGGATATCAACCTGTAATCGGTACAGAAGGCACAAGTGCAAATTCTACGGCAGTTGATTACACAAAAGGATTCTTCGATTGTACAACAATGAGTATTGGCGGTGACGATGTTGTATTAAACAGATTCGAAGTGACAATATCTAATCCGGCACAACGTGTTGGATATTCAACGGTCAATTCAATTAGTCACGAGCCTTCTGCGTATATGCGAGGTGGAATGATTGACGTTACAGGAACTTTATCTGCAAAATTAGATGATAACGTGACAGATACAATTGATGACTTTAGAGACGGAACTTCTGTAAATATTAGCATTGGTGACGGTGCGGCAATTGATTTTGATATTCCAACAGCTAAATACACAGGATACACACACACAACCACAGATAGTGGCGTGTTTATTGATCTTCCGTTTAAAGGAACGGCAGATGGTTCTGGTGCTTTAATAACAATAATCGCAACTTGATTAAATAGGGAGGTCTTATGATTGTCAAAGTTGGAAAAAAAGAATGGGACGTAAAGGATTGCACATACGCTGAAAGACGAGAACTACACAAACTGAATGCAAAAGTTTGGTGGGAAGGCAAAATGGATGTGGAAGCGTATTATGAAGTCCTTGAAAAAGTAAGTACGATTGCGGGTTTAGGAGAAAATAATTTCAAAGATATGGGAATGGCAGAAGTTGACGAAGTTTTACAGGCGGTGTTTTTGGAATATATGGGAATTGAACCGGCAAAAAAAGATTCCGGGGGTTAAGCCTTGCGGTATGGTGTTTGCAATTTGGAACGCCAGAACCTCGTGACGTGTATAGAAGCCTCCCCTATGTTGTGGCGAAACTCCCGGTCACTTATAAGCACGATGCAGTTCGTGTTGAAACGGTGGAAGATATATGGAAAATAATAGATGAAATTTGTGAACCAAGTAAAGAATACACAGATGGTCAATTATTATATTATACCGTTCCATTTTTTGCTGATTGCAATCTTCTCCTTGAGGATTGGATGATTGAAATGATCAACGAATATAATTATGTCACAAGATTTAATATTTCTTTAGGTGAATTGGACAATATTTCAGCACACAGGTTGGATTGTTTTTCAATTATAGACAGAGAAATAAACGCTTGTATGCAAGAAAAGGCAAAAAAAGATAATGGCTGATAAAAGATTAAATATTAAAGTACGAACCGAAGGTGCAAAACGAACCAAGCAAGAACTGAAAGGCGTTGAAGGTGGATTGGCGGGGTTAGGTAAGGCTGCGGCAAAAGTTGGTGCAGTCTTTTTTGCCGCTAAAGGCTTGATAAGTGGTATGAGCAAGGTCATCGAATTATCGGCACAACAAGAACTTGCTGAAAAGAAATTGTCAACGGCTTTAGGTAGAACGTCACAGGGCTTGTTAGATCAAGCAAGTGCATTGCAACAAGTTTCAACCTTTGGCGATGAAGCAATAATCACACAACAGGCATTCCTTGCTTCGCTTGAATTTTCAGAAAAACAAATAAAAGAAATTATTGATGCTTCAATAAATTTATCTGCGGCAACAGGAATATCGCTTGAATCTGCCGTTAGAAACACAGCCAAAACATTTAGTGGTTTATCTGGAGAACTTGGCGAATTGATCCCGCAGTTAAGAGATTTGACAGCCGAAGAAATGAAAGCGGGAGATGCGGTCAAATTATTGTCAGACCTATTTAAAGGTCAAGCGACAGCACAAACAAAAACTTTATCTGGTAGTATCGAACAAATGAAAAACGCAATAGGTGATGCGGGGGAAGCAATGGGTGATTTATTTGCCCCTGTTGTGATTACGGTTGCAAAAAAATTAAAAAGTGCCGCAGAGTTTACTTCTGAATTTTTGACAGGATTAAAAAACATTGCAGAATTTGGTGATGCGGGGGGAATAGAAGCAGTTAAAGAGCAAAGTGACCGAACCGTTCTCGGCTATCAAAACTTATCTTTGGCTTTAAGTCATTACAGGTCAGAAGCGATAAGGCTTGGTTTAGATTTAAATAAATTAACAAAAGAATCTTTGTTTAATGATCAAAATGTAATGGCAAGTAAAAGAGAGCAAGTCGAATTTTTTAAAAGTAAAGTTGAAGAAGAAATAAGTCACAGGGTTGAAAAGGAAACCGAAAAAAACAAAGAATTAACAAATTTGCGATTGCAACATCAAGCACAAGAAGCTGAAATACTTGGAGACATAGCATTAACGCCAGAAGAACTTGAATTTGCAAAAAATCAAGCAAGTGAAATCGTTGAAATTTCAGCACGGGATGTTGCCATTAGAGAAAAGGCATCAATGTTTGCAGCACAAACAGCGGCTTCAATGATGACATCCGCAATTATGGGTGACAATGTTGGCGAATCCTTAAAACGTGCCGTGATTCAATTAGGATTAATGGTTGCACAAGCAAAAATTTACAATGCAGTAATGAATATGAGCAGTCTCGGCGGAGGTGGTATTTTTGGAAGTGCCGTTAAGTTTTTATTTGGTGCTTCACCGACACAAACCGCATCTTCATCCAACGTGACAATTAATCAGAGTTTTGGAGGTATGGGCGTTATTGATCAAAACTTTGCAACTAACCAAATAATTCCCGCAATAAATAAGGCTATTTCTACCGGTCAAGCAAGGATAGCAAGGTAAATGTTATCTTTTGATACGGATTTATCAAATGCCTTAAAAAACTCAAATACAACGGCATTTTGGGTTTTAAAACTATATTATAACGATGAATCGGCTTTTATTGGTGTAAGTGATAGGCACAGGCAAGATGGTACGGATATTTATTATGGAATCGTGGCAAGTTGGGGTGTGTATCGCCAATCGTTAGACTTTTTTAATTTTACCACATCAACGGGGAATATGAGTGTGACTTTGATTAATACGGAAAATTCAATCAAAGGCGGGAGATTTTCGGATTTACTTGCAACAAACAATTTTGCCAATCGCAAATGGGAATTGTTTTTAAATACCAACGAGACTTCGACACTTGACACCGCTGCCCGAATGATAGGCTCTGGGGTTATTTCTGGCGATATATCGTATGATGAAAACAGCACAACTCTTTCATTGTTAGACAACTCGTCAACATATCACAAAAAAATACCCGCAAATATTGTTGATTCTTCAACATACGGTAACGCACCAAGCAAAAATGTTGGCAAACCGATTCCAATGGCGTATGGTGACTTTTATGAAAAAACGGATGTTGGAACAATACCAACTTCAAATTTTGACAGATTTTCTAATTTTTATAAAAACGCATTTCCCGCTATTATTACAGATATGTGGGATGTTCAAGAAGCGGGTTCACTTGCAAAGGCTGATAGCCAAGCCGTTAACACATTAGATGCTGAAAATATTTATATATATAAAAGAGGCTACTATCCAACGCTTACAGGATCACACGCCATTACGGCTAATCCAACTATTGAATTTAAAGGAAGCACGGCATCTCTTTATGTTCCGATTAGCACATCAAACATTGCATCCGAAAGTGGCACGGGCAGTTATTCAGTATCTAACGAAGAACGTGTTGGAGATGGATCATTTTCTAACTATGCAAGTTGGGCGGCAAATAGTGGGACAACAAATAATTCAGTTGCAACAATGACTTTTGCATTTCCTAAAGTTGACAAGCTGGGGACATATTCTGATATTTCAGCTTTGGTTAAATGGGGGACAAATTCAGACTTTGATGGTGAAAACGATGACACATTTCGATATACAGTTGGTTCATCAAATGTTGACCAAGATTCAATAACAGACGATTCTGAAACAAAGACTTCAATTGGTTCTTTATATAGCGGAAAAACGGCAAGTTGGGATTTTGAAGGCTCAATACTTTACACGCTAAAGGGCGGTTCAAATAATACTAATAATTCCGCACAAATATATGAAACAGGTGCGGTCATTGATTTTACAGTTGAAAATATAGAATCTCACGAAGTTCAAGAATTTTATGAAAAAACTTTTGGTGGCGGATATGCTATAACAACACAATTTGAAACTGAATCCGTTGAATTTCCAGAAGAAACCGTTACGCTTTCAAGAACGATAAATTTATCAACCCCTTCTAAAATTGATTATATTTATTATTCGGGCAAAGGCAGACAATATGGTGCATATATTGATGCGGATTCCAGAAATCAAGGATACAACAAAGATGCGTTAATTGAAAATCCAATATTTATTATTGAAAGCATTTTGCGTTCTGAATTGGGTACGGTATATACAGGATCGGGAACAAGTACGACATCAAATAAATTAGTTGATTCAAACGCTTCTTTTGCCACATCTGTTGTTGGTCAAACTGTTTATAACATAACAGACAAAACAAGTGCGATGGTTACGGCACGAGATAGTGCGACAACATTAAGCATTGATGCTGATATTATGGCAAGTGGGGAAGGGTATGTAATTGGCGGACTGACTTCAGATGAAATTGACTATGCCTCTTTTGATACGGCGGGAAACACAACCAACGGATATTTGGGTGACATATATGAAGATGCAGTTGGTGATGTAAAGTTTGCCTTTTCACAATATAAATTCATTAATTCAAAAGATTTAATAAGTCGGATTGGAAAACTTTGTTTTTCTTATGTTTTCATTGGTGGCGACAGAAAATTTAAAATAAAAACTTTACGAAGAACGGATGATTATTCTTCGGCAGATCAAACAATTGATTATAGAGACATTACATTGGGCAAAATTGGCAAGACCTCATTAAATGCAATTAAAAATTCTGTTGTTGTAAAATACAATCACAGCTACGGCGAGAACCAAAACAAATCAGAAGCCACAGCAACAGATTCAACGTCACAAGGAACTACTGTGAATGGCTACAACCAAACAATGAAACTTGAAGTTGAAGCCAATGAAATTCTTGATTCAACAACCGCAACAAAGTTGGCTGAAGCGTATATACATTTAATGAAAAATCGTCACGATGTTGTTCAATTTACTTGTATGTCGCCAAAATATAATCATCTTGAAATTGGAGATATAATAGATTTTAGCAATTGGAATGCCAAATTAGAATTGTACGGTGCTGCAATGTCTGGATATTTTATTGTCGCAGATATTAGTAAATCTGTAAATGGCAGTTCCATTAAAGCAATAAAGGTATCATAATGGCAAATATGAACATAGGAACGCCACGCTTTTATCCAGACTTACTCAATTATTTAATGAGTAGAGGAGTGGCACAAAACGGAAATTTTGATGTAACGGCAACAAACGCATCAAATAATTTTATGGGAACATTTACAACAGGATCAGAACCAGAACTGTTTGATATGAATCCATTAAATAAATGTACTTTTGACACAAGTGCGGACACAGATGGACACGTTCTAATAACAATTGATACGCAAAGTGCCACATTTAAAAAATCATATATAGCAATTTTAAATCATAATTTAGTTTCATCTGTTGGTAAAATAAGAATTTTTGCGGGTGATGCCTCAAGTGACGTAACCGCTTTAGATGGTGGAAACGCTGATACGGCAGATATATCTTGGGCAAATGATTCTGTGACGGATGTGGTTAATGGCGATACAACAACCGCAGCTTCTAATGCCAAAAGCGTTGTGATTGAACCGGCTACAGATGGAAGTACAATAGTTAGATTTGCCGAACAGACAAACAGATATTGGGGAATACAATTTGAGGGCAATACAACAAACACAGGCAACGCTACAAATGGAACGTGGGGAAGCACAGATTTTTTTGTAGGATGTATTATGATTGGTGAGCATTATCAAATGCCACACGCACCAGATTTAGAACTTACGAGAATGATATCATATAATCGTTTAAATGATCTGCAAGAATCACACGGTGGACAACGATTCAGTAATTTAAAATCATACGGTAGAACGGCAACGAGTACGTCTAAATCGCCATTTACGACAGCATCTAATGGATACGATATGTACGGTG